CTTCGTCCATTTCTTCTTTGCCTTCTTCCATTTCGTAAGACTCTTCCATTTCTTCTCCATAACCTTCTTCCATTTCTTCTTTGCCTTCCTCCATCTCGTAATTTTCTTCCATTTCGTCTATTTCAGCTATCTTTGCAGCTAGCTTTTCTCTCAAAAATGGACCAAAACTTTCTTCAAGAGCGGCTTTTGCATTTGCTATTGCTGTTTCCTTGACAGCTTTAGCGTCGGCGATTGCTTCTTTAAGCAAATCTCTGTTGCTGTTCATTTTGTTTATCCTCAAATTTTTTAGGGGAAATACGCTTATTCAATGAAGCGTAATAAAATTATATTAATATCGATGCTATATATGTAGATAGCATATTACATCGATACATATATCGAAGGTTATAAAAATCGCAAAAAGAAACCCTCCTTTTTAGGGGAGGGTTGGTCTAAGGGGACTACCCTTAGAGGGGGGCGTGTTGTATTAAAAAAGAGGGCAAGTTCCGTTAGCGCAAAGAATATCTGTGAGAATACTGTTTGCTTTAGAGTAAGGATTGATGTTATTTTCTTTACCTTCTTTTACTAATTGCATATATGATCCGGGGTTGGATGGGGTTGATACAAAATCCCAACAAAGTAGTTCAAAGTCGTCTTGTACTTCTAATGTTTCTCCCATTTGTTTTAGCGAGCCCATTCCTCTACTTGAAACACCAACTTGAACTCTGTTGTCGATTAAAGCTTTAAGGATGTTACCTGATGTTGTTGGGAGAATTTCTATTTTACCTAATACTTTATCTCCATTCCACCATAATTCTCGAATGATGTGGGATACATTTTTTAGGTTTATAATTGAGCTCTCGGGGTGATCAAGTTCACCGGTTGCTCTATTTTGTTTAACAACTTCTTGGTATTTATCTATTTCACGTTCCCATAAATCCTTTGAATAGTATCTGCCGTTTCCATTTTTTACTTCGGCTGTAGCTAATATCCCTTCTACCATAGGATTACCTGATGGAGCTCTCATACCTTCTGTTAATTGAACAGGAGATATGCTAAACGGGATTGTTTCTATGAGTACTTGTTTCATGGTTATAATTCCATTCCGTTTTGGTATGAAGCAACAGTTAAATCTGAATCGTACCAATCTGATACTCTGTACTCTCCAGATCCTTCTGATGTTTCTTCAACGTGTTGTACTACACCCTCTTCTTGGGATATACGTTGGGCTTCAACTTTAGCATCTTCTAAGGACATACCATAGCCTTCATTTAATTCTTCTTTTATTAAATTGCGAACTAATGAACGAAGTTTAGATTCATATTCATATGATTCTTTTAAATCACTAGCTTTAACCCAAGTATCAGGTCTTCCACCATATTTTAAGTTTTTAATATAAATTCTATCATCAACTATGCGAGTAATCTCATGATTCATTCCTTTATATTTAACCTTGTCTCCTACTTTGAATTCTTTAGATTTAATCATGGGGCCTACTGAGCGGGTTTCTGATTCTCTTAATTTTTTATTGAAAGCAGCAAATATAGCTTCTCTAGAGGCAGTATCATCTGCTCCAGCTTCACGATAATTTTTTAATATATTTTCAACATCTTCCCGTTTAGTAGCTGTTTTTAAGGCTTTAGCAATTGCTTGTTCTGCTTCTTTAAATTTAGGGTGACTTTTGTATAGACTATATGGGTTTTCTGGTTTGTTTTCTTTGTTTTCTTTTAAATCACCGTATCCACTAGACTTGTATTTGCCTTTTGGTGCTTTAGGTTCAGTAGATGTTTCTAAACCAATGCCTTTAACAGCAAACATTCCGTTTTTAGCGTAATAGTTAATATCTTTAGCCATGTTTTTGGCTACAATCTGTTTTAATTCGTCTACTGTTTTTTCTGCATTTTTAGGATCATCCATTTCAGCTAAATAACCTATCAAGAATGATTGGCCGTAAACATTATCTATATTTTTAGGGTTGCTATTATCAAAATTGCTTTCTAAATCTTTAGCTACATCTTTGTCTATTTTTTCAAAGGTATTTTGGTCACCGTATTCTTTTTTATCCTTAACCCCAACAGCTTCTTTTATGTTTGTGTTAAAAATCTTAAACCAATCTGGTTTGTTTGGGTTTTGAGTGACAATACCACCTACGGCTTCTGTTAGAATGTTTTTGCCTTTTAATATTGTAATGGCATCGTTAAATGTAGTATTTACAGTCAAAAGCTCGGGAAATAAATGACGGGCTTGTTTTAAAAAATGGTCTTTATTTCCTTTACCTTCTGTAATAGCAGTATATTGATTTTGTAGTGTTTTCATAATTATAAATATTATGTGTATAAAATTACTGGTGCGCTTAAGGCTCCTAAACTTGCGGATGTTATAAATAAATTTATTGTCTCTCCAGCGGGTAAAGTAAATGAAGGGCCCGTTGCTTCAATTACAGTTCCGTCAGCATTTATTCCTACCCCATATTTAAAAGTAGTAATTATAGAACCGGTGGGGGAATTAATAGAGCCGGTTCCTAAACTTTGAATACCAGCAAAAGATCCAGTGGTGGATTGCCCTGCTGTTAATATTACTCCTCCGAAATTTACGGGTATATTTGCCATATTGTTATTGGTTTTGGTTGGTTTCTGGGGTGAAGGAATTAATTATATCATCTATCAATTCAATAGCGCCATCGGTTGAATATAAAACAGCGTAAGATGATGGATTATTTTTATAGTAGTCCAGGGTTTTATTTCTTGCTGCTTGTAATAAGGGCACTAATTGATTTAATTTTTGTTCTAAGATATTAAATCCGCCTAAACGTTGTGTTAAAAATTCTCTTCTTTCAGGACTGGTTACGTTTAGAGTATTTAAGTAGTCTTCTACTTCTATGGTTTCCCACAATTGTTTAACTTCAATTCCTTTAGCAGCTTTGTTCAATGCTGGTTGGTTCACTAACTTGTATTTAAATGTTTTTACATAAGTATTATCTGTTACTCCTTCAGGACCGGCTTTAGGACCAGGACCCATGTTAGCACCCGGACCTTCTTTAACTGGTTTGTATCCTACTTGAGTATATGCTCCATAATTTCCTTTTGTAGATTTTTTAAAGGCTCTAGGAGTAGCAATATTCTCACCTGCGGTTCCTGATGTGAAACCAGAATTACTAGCTATAGTGCTTGTTTCTTTAAGTTTATATTTATACTTTCCCATGAATATTTTTAATTTCGTTTAAAAGTTCATAGTATTGTAATAAATTTATTAAATTATCGTCATCTACTTTGTGAGATTTAGATAATGGGGTTAATAATTTAATTACTTCGTCTAGTTTAATTTGAACAGTTTTATCTGCAACTTTAGGAGACAAAGCAGTTAATTTTGTTTTAAGTTCTTCAATTTTAGTATTATAAAAATCTCTTAATTTTGGAGTTGAATCAACGGAATTAACAAATTCTTTTAATATTAATTTTTGATCATTGTTTAGTGATGAATATTTTTCATTAAACTTTTCTAAAAGAACTTTATATGTTAAAATACGAAGATCTTTATCGTACGATTGGAACTCTACAAGAATATCTTCTTTAACTTTTTGTTTATCAACCGATTTAGATGTTAATGTTTCTAAAATATTGATTTTATTTTCAATAAGTTGATCTGGGTTGTTTATGTTGGTGTTGTATAGTTCTAGTAGAGTGTAGAGGGAAGCGTGAAGTTTATAATTGGGGAGTTTGGTTTTAAAAAAATCTTCAATATTATAGTGAGTGGAGATTTCTTTAATTAAATTATATTTTTGTCTTTTAATTGCTCCTCTGTTTAAGCCTTTAGAAGTTTCTACAATAGAATTGATAACTATTTCGGCTTTGCCCTCTGTAAGGTTTCTGTGTTTAGATAAAGTTTCGTAAAGTTTATATTCTTTTCCTAATTCACTTTTAACAAAATATTTTTTTAAAATATTGACTGCTTTAGATTCCTTTCCAGATAAGGTATCAGCGGTGATTTGACGAACTAAAAGTTCAAATAAAATCCCCGTATTTTTTATCTTTGAATGTTTTATATTCATTAGCCTAGGCTTTTTTTATTATAAATATATCGGAATATTTATTCCATTATGTTATTTTCGTCTAAAAACGAAATTTCTTTATTTTCTTTGATAGAGCGCGCTGATGTTGCTAAACTTTCTATTAAGCTTTTATTTTTAAGATATATTTGTTTTGCTTCTAACGCTAACGGAGAACCGCCTTTGTATTGCGGGCGAATAGAATCTGATTCATTGTCGTCAAATTTTGCTCCTCTATTGCCTAATCTATCTTTTCCAAACGGGCTTTCTTGAGAGTTTCGGTCTGTGGATTTTTCTTCAGGGCGGCCTAATGGTACTTTTTCGTCGTATCCATCAGGAACTGTATTATCCTCGTATCTTCCTCTTCCGTACAATGAAGCTAAATCGTGGGGTGTGCCATAAGATTTACCTGTAAGTTTAGGATCATTACCCTCTTCCGATACTTGTTTGTTTCTAAAGGCACGTTTTTGGTCCTCAACTATTAAATCTCTATATTCTTCGTATTGGTCTTCACTTAAGTGGAATATATTATCGTAAATCCAATCAGTGGGCAGTAATTTAGTTTCCATAATTTTTTGAGCTAAATCCACCTTTTGGGTTAATAACGCTATTTTTTCTTGATCGTAAATGATCGAAGGTGTTGTTAAATCTAGCTCAAAATTTGTTAATTCGTCTCCGTTATATCCTTGAGAATATAAATGTACTAATGCTATTTTATACAATTCAGACAACGCAATGCGTTGGATTCTATCAATCGTGCGAGCAAATCTAATATCTTCAGCAGCTAATGTTGCTTTACCTGTTAAATCTTTTTCGTATCCCATAAATGCTTTGGGAACCTTAAGAGCAGCAAATAATTTGTCTCTTAAATACGTTACGTCTGTAATGCCGTCAAATTGTAAGCCCTGAGCGGTGTCAATTTTAGTTACAGTATCGTTGCCTCTTACAGGAATATAGAAATCCTCAAGTAGGTTTTGCATATTATATTTCAAATTGTATTGGCCTGTTTCGTGGTCAATCAACGGAGTACGTTTTAATGTTGAAATAGTTTTTTGCATAAAGTTTTCTACTTCAGCAGGAGGAATAGAACCAACATTGATATAAAATATTCTTCTATCTGGGCTGCGGGAAATTCTATTGATTAACATCGCATCTTCCATTAGAATGTATTGCTTAAATAATCTGCGAGCGGGTTCTAGGTATGAACGGCCATAGGGAAGATAATTAACGTCGGTTATTAATCTAAAATGGGCCATTTCATAATTGTCAAAATATATAGCATTTTGATCTTTCTCAAAAGTGTTGGGCACACCATAATATCCTGATCCTCCTGAGTAGAATCCTTCGGGGGAATATTTAAATCTTACAGCATTTGGGTGCTCAGGATCATAGTTTTCTTGTCTTTGAATATGGTAAGCTGTGTAAGGTATTACATTATATACACCAAATTTTTCTGCTATTTCAAGTTTTAAGAAAAAATCACCATATTTATTCATTTGGCGAATCCAAGACCACAAATTAAATTCAATATTCAATACATCATAAAATAGATTGTATAATATCTTTTGAATATCTTCATTTGAGCTTCTAATTTGAAGTATTTCTCCCATATCGTTTTTGAGAGTACACTCATCAGAAATGATATCTAAAGCAGAAGAAACAATAGCGTCATAATCCATTGTATCATAATCTGAATAGATCATGGTACGAAGGTATTGGTAGTTTATGTTTAATTGTTGACCAAATAGTGATGTTGAAGACGGGGAATATAGACGATTATATCTGTCCATTATAGAGTTTGTTGCTACATCTCCCGTAGTTTGTATAGAATCAACGTCAATCACTTTAAGTTGATTGCCACCTTGGTTGCGAATGATAACGTCTGTTGAAAATAAACGTTTTAATCGGGTAAATAAACTAGTGTCTGCCATTTTTTATGTTTATGATAAATATTATAAGAGCCAATTAATGCTCTCCTGCCCATATTTTGTGTTCATTGAGTATGGGTTTGCTACATTATTTGGATTGTATGCTCCAACGTATGTATTTTTTGTTATGTTTCCAAGAGCTGCTCGGGTCATATCTAAGCTTTGTTGTTGGAATTTTAATGAAGTATCTCTTAAATACATTCCTATTGCAAAAGACATTACTAAATCATCGTTATAACCAAGTTGTGCTTCAGGTCTTCCGTTTTTCCAAACAAATACTCTCATTTCTTCCAACAAGCGTTTAGATTGGATTATAACACTTTTGTCTCCGATATATTCTCTCATTTTATTTACTACAAGAGGACGAGTTCTTAATGACATTGTAAAGCCAGGGGTCATGTTTGAATCCCCTTCGTATATTTTTAAATACGATTCTGAAGTAAGGTGATCAGATTTGGGGGAATGGTATAAATTTCTGTATCCTCTTTCTATTATAGCGTCAAGTGCTGCCCACCCAATTTTAGCTTTTTCTACAACTAAAAAAGCATTGTTGTATTCAGTAGCGATAGCTACTAGCATGTATCCAAATTCTTTAGGTGACATTTGTCCCCTATATTCTGCTACTTGTGTGTTTGTAGCTATATCCATTACATGGAATGCTGAAAAGTCTTTGCCATCTCCTCTAGCAACATCCGCCATAACCATATATTCTCTAGAATAATCTGCTGATTCCCATACCCATAAGTTTTGGTCTGCTCCTCTGCGTTCCATAGGATCTTTAAGAGTAGTAGATTTAATAAAATCTATCCATTCTGCATAGAATACTACGTCACCTGATGTGTTGAAGTCGCAATCACATTCTTGGGCTGCTAGTCTAGGATCACCTAATAGTTCGTCTTGTCGTTTTCTCCAAGCATCGTCTCGTTCAGGGTGAACATACCAAGGTAATTTGATGGGTAAGAAATCATTGTCTGCATTTTCTGCGCGAACCCATGTTTGGTGGAACCAGTTTCCTACTCCGTTTGGTGTAGATAATACAATAGCTCCACCACCTGTTGCTAAGGTTTGTTGTGCTGAGGCCCATATCTCACCAATATTTTCAATAAACGATGCTTCGTCTATTAATAGCAAAGATACTGCTTCTGATCTACCAGCATCGCTAGCAGCAGAAGTGGCTTTGATTATTGAGCCGTTACTTAAACGTAAAGACAGTTTATTGTTTTCTTCTGCTCCTACTTTTAACCAAGAGGGCAAATTATCGTACATAAATTTAACCTTGGTTACCATGTTTCGTGCTGTTTCTTGTTTTGTGGCAATACAAAGCACATTTTTGTCTTTATGGAAAGTCATTAACCATAAAGAATAACCAGCTGCTAGCGTAGATATACCTAGCTGTCTCGATTTAAGTACAATAGAATATGGGTTTTCTTTCCAAAGTTGTAATACTTTGTCTTGGAAAGGATATAGATTAAAAAGTACTCTACCTCTTTGAGGGTGTTGGATATTACAGTATTTTTTCATAAAATGGCCCGGATCGGTAGCACATTTTATGTATTCTTGTTTTAATACTTCTTTTATATTTTGTTGTTCACTCATTTACCTAATTTCCAAAGCAATTTAAATGAACCTTGTGGAGTTAAATCTTGATTTATACCCATTCCGATTCCTATTGCTTTGCGTTTTTTAGTTCTGTATAGTATTTCACCCCCAATATAACCAAGCTGTCTTGGGCTTCCAACTACTCCTACACCAGCATACCATTCTCTATTATTTAGGTAAATAGTTTTTTCAATTGTAATTTTAGGTATTTCTAAATTTGATTGAACTTTGCGAGCTATAATATAGTTTCTTGTTATAGTATCGCTTATTACTATATTACCAAATGTATCAACAGATACTGTGTCTTGATATGCGTATTTGGAATAGTAGTCTTTTAGTATTTCGTTGGTGTCTATCGGGGCTTGAAATGTATCTGTTTCAAATTGAAATTCAGTTATAGTTTCTACTTTGGTTCTCCATTTAGGAACATATACCGGGGTTTCAACTTTAACTGGTATTTTTTCAATAGTAGTTTTAATTTCTACTCGTTCTTCTTGGGTATTATCTTGGGTTAAAAGATAAATAATTACACCAATTAGCAGAACTATTATTGAAATGTATGTTATTTTAGTTTTCAAGCGGGAATTGTTGGTTTATCTGCTCCTAATTTAGTATATACTCCTATATTCTTTTTAATCCATTCTTTAGCTTTCCCCCTAGTATTTAATAATTCAGAAGCATATGAAGATTTTTTAATCCAATTCTCAAATTCTTTATCTTTTTTATACTCTTCTAATTTACCTATTAAAATATTTATAAGTTTTTTAGTTTTTTCAAATTTTTCTTTTTCTTCAGGGCTTATTCCTTTAGCATGAATGGGAGAATCAATGGTTTTTGTTCCTTTTTTGATATCATCTTCTGTTGGTTCTTCATCTTCAGTTTCCTCTAGCTTTTTTATAGAAGCAATATTAGGATTTTCAGATTTAAATTTATTAGCAGAAGTTGAATCCGCAAAAGATTGGACAGCTGTTTCTCCTGTTCTTCCCATAACTTTGAAAGCTTCATTTTCTTCTAATTCAGCTAAAATAATTTCTTTGATATAGTCTTTTAGTTCAGATTTTTTCATAGTTTTATATATATTATTTGTTATACATATTACGAAAACACGACAGATAATACTTTATTTACGCGTTCCTCAATTGAGCCTGATATATCGATTATGTTTTTAGCTCTGTGGCCGTGAATCATGAGTATTTCTTTAATAGCATTATTGATTTGTTCTCTATAATTTTTATCAGTTTCTCTAACTCCGTTATCTTCAATAGCAACCCCTTCAGGACTAACATAAAAGATATAATCGTATTCTTCAATTAAAAATTTAGCAACATTTTCAAATGCTTCTTTCTCGTATATCGTCATAGATGTAGAACATTGACTAAAAGCTATAACATCAATTGCTGTTCTGTCTGTGATTATATTTTCGCATAGTAGTTCTGCGGAACGTTCTGCTAGAAATATTAATTGCCCTTTGAATGTTGAATCTGTGTTTAAAGGGATACCTAAACTATTTAAATATTTTGAACGTTCTGTTCTAAATTCATAACCTTTAAATAATTCGTGTTGTTTTAATGCGTTGACAAGTGTGGTTTTGCCAACAGATTGAGTTCCACATAGGCCTATTTTCATAACTATATTATTTTATTTGCGTGAATGTAAAAAAGAAAGCTTGGTTTCCCAAGCTTAACTTTAAAATATTTTTGTTTGTTTATGTTTAGCGTGTTTCTCTCTTATATTGTTGACAAAGGTCTAAAATAAGATCATCTAATTCATCTAGATTATTTAAGCCTTTAATGTAATCATATATATTTTGTTTAATCTCTTTTAACTTCTTACTATCAGTTCCTGTTTGTGTTAAAAACAAATTAGGTACTTCGTTTGGTTTTTTAGGTACTTCATTTAACATGCTACTAACTTCTTCGTGAATTAGTTGTCTTAATTGTGATACTTTCATATTTTTAAAATTTAAATGTTTTTGTTTGTTATAAATATGCAAAAAAAATAAAAACTAATATCTACTGGTTCCTGTGATTGAGGCTTTTTTATACCAAGGAAGACCTTCCCTATCTTTACGGGCTTCTTTCCATTGTTCTTCTGTTTTTTTATTTCCATAAAGATAATATTCTCTTTTTCGCATATTACCTTCGGGTATTAGTGCTGGTCCGTCCCAGTTGTGTAATTTACTGTCCCATACGTACATTATTGTTCCGTCTGTTTTAGTGAGTTTTTTAGTTGGTTCCCATTTTTCCATATTATTATTTTAATATAAATGTAAAAAAGAAAGTTTAAAAAACCAAGTTTTATTTATATTTCCATTTGTACCCATAAGCTGTTTTTTGTAAACCTTTAAGACATTTTCTAATAGGTTCACCTTGATTCCCTACTAAACTGAAACCAGCTTGCCTAATGCTTGGCCACTCTTGGATAAGATTTTCTTGGGTATCGAATTGTATAATGGGTTTACTATGACTGTTTCCTAATTTAGTTTTGCCTTTTTGTTTAACACTAATTCGTTTTCTTCTAAGTTGTTCAATTTCTATTTTAGATAAATTTTCTATTTCTTTTTTACGTAATCTTTCTTTAGAATTATCCCATAAACCATTATTTTCTTTAGTTTGCAAAGATTTTTCTTTATTATATAAATTAGCACATCTTTGACTACAATATTGTTTATAACCTTGAGTATAGTTTTGAAACCTTTTTATTCCATTGCCACACAAACAAATAATATTTTTAATATTAATATTATCATTATAACAATAGTTTATACAATGTTTATTATTTTCAGTCAATTTAATATTGGGGTATGATTTTATAAAATCAAAAATATAATTTTTATTAATTATTAAACCTTGTTCTTTGCGTTTTTTATCCCAAGTTAAAATTTGAGAATTAACTCTTTTTTGTTTTTCTTCTTTAGTTTGTGTTCGGTTTTTGTATATTTTAGAAGCTTCTATTTTAATTCTTTCATAAACTCTAGATGATACTTTATATCTTTTCCCTTTTTTTTTATTTTTGTTAGTAGACATTAACCATAAAGCTTGATATAATTTTATATTTTTAGGATAAATTTCACAAAGTAATATATGACATAAAAAATGTTCCTTTGCTGTTAATTTTACTATATTTTCTTTATCATTATTCCCACCAATACATTTTGGGATTATATGGTGTTTTTCTTTATAACCATCTAAAGTTCTATTTTGGGCACGTTCAACTATTTGGTTATATATTCTTTGGTAATTCATAATCGAGTTTTTGTTCGATTATAAATATTTAAGAATTTTGTAAAATCGAAGAAGCCACATAAATACCATGAGCTCCACTAACAGTTATACCCCTTGCTGAAAGAGCGTCGCCAACAAAGTGTACATTCGGATATTTTGTTATAATTCCAATTCAGATTCAATATAATATTTATTAATAGGAAACGATTCAGATGTTACTAAATAAAAAGGTTTATTTCTATCTTCTATACTTATAAGGTTTTTACGTAAATCTTTTTTAAGTTCTTTAACAGCTTCAGAATTTTCAGTATCTGCTAAAGCAGCAGCTAAATTGGGCTTTATACCTATTACTGTAACTTTTTCACCACCCCCATAAGTTGTTAATTCATCACCAATAGTAAATTTACTACCTATTAAACCAATCTACTAATTCATCATATGTATAAAACTCTGCTATTTGTTCTTCATCTTCGCTACCTCCTGAAGGGTAGACACCAAATGACATTTCATCATCACTTTCAGAACTTACTGTGTAGTTAATGTCATAATTGATTCCATTTTTTGATAATGTTACCCAACCTCCCATTTCACTTTTTGCTTTAATTTCATCTTCACTAGGAAAACTATTTTGGTTTTCAGCAATAATACCAGCAAGTTTCTGCATTCTACGAAATTCTTCAGATAATATTTGTTTCATAATTTAAGTATTTATTTGATTATACATATTAAAAAAAAAATAAAAAACGATATTTTTAATATCTACTTGTTCCTGTAACGCTAGGTTTTTTATACCACGGAAGTCCTTCTCTATCTTTGCGTGCTTCTTTCCATTGTTCTTCTGTTTTAGGAATGCCATAAAGATAGTATTCGCGTTTACGCATGTTACCTTCGGGTATTAAAGCAGGGCCGTCCCAATTGTGGAGCTTGCCATCCCATATGTATGCTATTGTTCCGTCGGTTTTAGTGAGTTTTTTGGTGAGTTCCCATTTTTCCATAGTGTTATTTTAAAAGTTTTTTACACAATATACGCCCTGAGCGGCACTTACAGCTATTCCTCTAGAAGATAAGCTATCCCCTACAAAATGTATATTAGGATATTTTATTAAAGATAAATCGTCATAATTTGTTAAAACTTCCTCGGATAAAAATTTTACTTCTGGAATGTATAGTGAGTAATCATCTTCAAAATTAAATACTTTATTTAAGTCATCAATATAATTGATGATATAATCGGCGTATTCACCATATACTTGTTTAAATAGATCTAAATTACCTACACTAACTACATTCATTTCTTTACCTTCAGCAGTTAATGATGGTTTGCGAGTAAAATTAGGGGAATAATGAATACCTTTTCCATCAATTTGGCATTTTGATACTATATCTTTTTGGAACTTGAATGGGCTGTCTATTCCTTTTATTTCCATTATAATACCAAAATTAGTCATATTATTTACCATATCTTGCTGCTTGTAACTATGACCATTATATGATCTCATATCGTATGTAACTTCTTCGGCTACATAAGCCGCAAAATTATTACTGCAAAATGAACGCGAGGACACTTTATCGTTATGGCGCTTATATAATTTAAAATCATATGCTATATCTACAATTGATTGCATGTATTTTTGTGGAAGTTCCATACGAACCCCCAACTGTACACTTTTACTTTCTTTGTTTAAATTATATTTATCAATTAGCTTTTGAGTCAAATCAATACCAGATTTACCTGTGCCATAAATAAGTTTATCAAAATTTATGATTTCTAGCTTATTGTTAAGGGTTATATATTGGATTTCAAAATCAATATCTATTACTTCGGTTTCCCACATAAAATTAACACCTTTTTCAACTAACCAATCGTACCATCTTTTACCCATATCATGCAAATAGTTAGTTCCAATGTGGTATGCTGGGGCCATTCTTAGATTAAAATATGGTTTAATAAATTCGGGTTCTTGAGTTGGTTCAGAGAACATTATTTTTAAAGGATCAGGATGAAATTCTACAATATAAGACCATGCTTCGTCTAGGACCTGGTCTGCCTCTTTTTCTCCCATGTACTTAGCTAGTTGACCCCCTACTGCATTGTGAAGATAACTCCACTTACCATCTGAGAAAAGCCCAGCTCCGAAGCCTCCTCGCATTACTTCATCTTTAAGTCTATTATATGGATCTTTTCCAGCATCTATTACAGTTATTAAATTACCAGAGTAATTTTTTTTTATTAATTTGGTTGCAGCATTCATTCCAGCTACACCTGCTCCTACAATTACTATTTTTTTCATATTTCAAATTGTTAACTATTAAATATACATAAAAAAAGTGGCGTCTCCAAGTTTATTGGGGTGACGCCACAGCTGTCAGTTTTTTTGTTAAGCGACCGGCTATGAATCGGTCTGTACTTTGTGTATCTTTAATTTAAGTGTTCATGTTCCTTTATAAATATATTAATTTTTATATTTCCATATAAATCCTTTACTTGATTTGGATCTTCCATTTAAAGCGTTACATATATGTCCTTTTTGAACATTATAAAAAAAAGCAGCCTCTTGAGTTGAATCCCATTCTTTAATAAAATTTCCTTGTAAATCATATTGGGTAATAGGAATAGATTTTATTTCTTTTAATTTATTTTTATGTTGAGAAGTTACTATTAAATTAATAGACTTACCTTTTTTTGAATTTGATATTTTTTCTCCAATTTTTTTATCTCTTTTTTTTCCTTGTAATGCTTGTTTTATTTTTAAACAAGTTTCTTTTGAATGGGCTTTTCCTATCATAGCTTTAGATTTCTTACTTCTAGCTTCCTCAGATAAGAATTCAGGACCCATTCCTCCCTTTTTTCTTACATTTACTATCTCAAATCCCCAAGCCTTAAACTGCTCTATCCAATATGTTTCTAATGGTTCCCAATCTTTTCTATTCAATGAGTTTATTTCATCTATAAAAGTATATTTAATTTGGGTACCATACGTTTTTTTATGATTAGATTCTCTTGAATTTATAGTCTTACCAATATAAACTTTATTAGGATCACCATAACAATTTTCAACAAGATATATTTTAGTTATATTCTTCAATTTTTAACCTTAAATTTGTTTCACCTATAAATATTCTATGCCATTCTTTAGCTTGAATAAATATAACATCTCCTTTATTTAATTCCAAAGGAAGTTCGTTTTCTTTTTGGAATTTCCATCCTTGTCCTTCTAACACAGTTACTGTACGAGATTTTAGATCCCGATGCCATTTTAATTCAATAGAATCTATATTTTCGTCAAATTCACGAATAATATAGCTGTCTGTGATTTCTATATCTTTATATGGCTTTGTCATCTGTAATAGGACCTCCAACCACCCAAGCATCGCAAGTTCGAGCAGCAGCGCATTTGAATTTTAAAAATCTACAATATCCTAACTTACCAGCTTTAATTACATCAAACGGATCTTCTGTGCCTTCATCATTGCCTATTCCTTTAGCAATGCAATCTAATGTTTTAGTTGTAATATCAAAAGCAGCACAATTACCACAGCGGGAAGTTTTAGCTTCTTCTATGGAATCGAGTTTCCACATATCAACCTTGGCTTGCCAAAATTTTTCGTTGGGTTCATTTGGATTTAACGGCCCATACTCGTATTCGTTTATAGCTTTTTGTCTGTTTTGCAGATTTAGCTTTATGTTTTGGGTTGGAGCCGGGCATTGGTTTAGCTCGGCTTCGCTTAATATGTCAAGTAGTTTTATCATTTTGTTTTTCCCCATTTTTTACCTTTACCAGGATCTTTACATTTAGATGGTGTTGGACGACATGAAGGATATTTTGAACGTATTTCGCCTTTTTGTCTCCCACATGGTTTGTATCCTGTTATTTTTCCGTCTTTGCGGATTGGTGAATTACAATCAACCCAACCTCCTGTTTTACCCGGTGCTCCTTTGCGTTTGAACCAGGTGCGGAGTGTTTCTTTTTTAGCTTCGCTTAAATCTACATTATAAGGTATATTTTCTTTTTTTAGGAAAGATTCTATTGCTTTATTAGGCTTTAATAATATTACACCTGATAAGTATGATTTAATATTAGGTAAATCTCTGCCTGGAAGTATGATTAGTTCTTCTGCTTCGGCACCACTTCGATTAAGGTCTCTATATGGTTCATAAGCATATGGTTTAATTTTATATTTATTACTTAATTTATTTCCATCAAATATTAAAGCGGCTTGCAGATCCTCAACGCCAAGGTTAGGATCAGATTTATAAAAATTTTTATCACGTGTTGTCGATATATATCGACCTTTTATATCTTGATTGCCATAGGATCCAATCATAGTATTACTAGTTAAAATCTTTTTGAGAGAAAAAAAATCTGTAAAATGATATAACGGGCCTACTTGTTTGGATTCGTTTAAATTACTTTTATGGTAAAAGGTAATAATGTTTATAGCATTTTTTAATAATGAATTTCCTGCTAAATCCCATAACCTATCAAGTATAGTACCATCTCCCTTTTTAACTAAATCAAATATTTTTTGATTTAATTTAACCATATTTTCTTCATTATGTTCTAAACTTTGTTGATGAATAAGGTTATGTGATAAAACAGGTATTATAGGTTTAATATCTTTTAAAGCTTGTTGGTATGATCCTTCTGATGGTTGGTTATCTTCTTTTAATAAAGTATCGTATTTTATTTTTTTATTTTTTATAATTAATATTAAATTAATTTTATCTTCTTCGTCTATAAGATCTCCATTTATTATTATTTTGTTTATAAATTTTAAAGAAACAGAACCTTGAATTAAACATACTCCTTTTTCCATACTTTCAGGAGCTTTATATATATCAATTCCACTATTCTTTACTTTATCCCCATCTATTATAAAAGTAACTTCAGGATTTGATACTCCAAAAAATCCTTCTTTATAATTTGAAGCAGCATATATAAAATCTCCATATAAAGGCTGAGGTTCACCAAATTCATCTGAATACCACCAAGGTGGATTTGAAGTTCCTATATATTGTTTTAAATTTATATTAGCTGGGTTTATGTATCCTTCTTTTAATATATTGGTGGCTGCTGTAGCGTTAGTTGAATGGTATAAATTTCCTACTTTCCCTTCTATTAAATCGGCTTCATATCTTTCTTTAGCATATGCCTTATGATTTTCTTTTAATCCTTTCCATATCTTGCCTTGGCGGCATCTAACTACAGCACCTGATTTATATGCTGATGGTTTGTTAAATTTGCGGTCTGCAATACGCAAGCATCTGTCGCGTTTGGCTTTTTTTTCTTGGATTATTTGCTTGAGTATGTCGGTAAGTTTCATTATAGTAAGTATTGAAATTTATACCCCTTATACTCTTGGTTATTTATACATTTTTTTCTAATAACTTCTTCACAAACATTAAGGTTTAAAGCTTTTACACATTCTTCTAACCCATAATAGACTTTATTAAAAGTTTTGTCTAATGATTCTACAAAAATTTGTTTTTTTCTTTTACTTTTAAAAGATTGACTTTTTTCAATATTTTCTTTTTTAAAATTTTCTTCATAATACCAATAATATCCTTGAACAATATTATATTCTTCTCTACAACACATTTGTATATTACTTACTTGGGTAGATGTATAATATTTTTTTAATTCTACTCCACTATTCCATCTTTTAATAAAATTTCCTTTTAAATCATATTGGAGAATAGGTTTATATTTAATGCAATTAATATAGTGCTGGGTTTGAGGGTTTCTATCTATAACCCCATCACCCCCAGATGTAAGATTTACTAAGGGTCCTTTTTCTAAATCTTTTCTACCATACAATGATATAAATTCTTTTTCTTTTTCACATGCTTTTTCCCAAGATAAGCCATCTAATATTATTTCAACTTTATACTTAGTTTTATTAACTATACTTTTCCAAATATAATTTCTATCATATTTATTATAAGCCCTTTTATAAGAATTATCGTTCCCAATCCCTATATAAAAAGGTTCATTTTTATCTAACCTAATATGTCTATAAACATAAGCCATTTTATTATAAATATAGATAGAAGATATATTTCCTACCAAAAACCAGAATAAGAACCTTTTAATCCTAAAAGTTTAGCAAATCTTGGAAGCCTACAACTCCACCATTTGGGGCTTGTTTTTTCTTCTCCTTGGCCACATTTATGACGTTTTGCAAAAGCCGCTCTTGCTTTAGAATTATTAATTTTTGCTTTTAAACCACCACTACCAAATCTAACTGTTTTAATTTTTTTAGTTTTAGGGTCTCTAACATATACTTTATAAGCTTTTCCCCCCGATGAATCGCGTTTTGGTTTGCCAATTGGAGGTGTTTTCTTTTTTTTATCTGCTTCTTCTAATTCAACTTCTTCCATTATAAAATCTAATGGAACCTTTTTATCTTCATACATCCCAAACTCACCCAATTGTGTTTCGGTTAGTATTTCAAGATCGTCTTGGTTTTTGATGTCTATAATACCGCGAGAATATAATGCTCTTGCCTCAGACCATAAATTAAAATAATTTTGCGAACCCGCACGATATACATGTTCAGTAAGCGGTTTGTTATTGTCTATATGGTATTTAAGTCCCTCAGACAATATTTCGCGCGGTGCGATTGATTCGTTGAGTATAGGCGCTAATATACGTTTATCTTCACAAGTGTTACAACCACAAGAACATGATTTTTTCTTTAAGTTGTATCCTTGGAGAGATTCTTTGATGAGGTTGCGTAGTGTATTCATAATTATAAATATTACTTTGTTTTGCTGATTCTCAAAGATAATGGTAGTATTTTTCCTGAAGTGTTTCTAATAGCAACTACATATTGGGAGGGACCAAATAGTTTGCTGTCTGTGTCTATTTTAATTGTAACTTGTTTAGTATCTTTACTAGGGTATTTGATTTGGGCGTTTGTAATATTACCAATAGCATTTAGTGAGTCTTTAGAGGTTAAAATTGGGATTACTTTAACATCTCCTTTACCATATTCTCTTACATAATAATACCCGTAACCTAAAGATGAAGCTAAAAGTTTTTTAAATTTATTAGTATCTATATCAATATTTTGAAAATCTGCTGATTTGCCTGTTTGATTAATATAATCGTTTAATCCCTTAGCTATTTTTTTAGAATCAATATTAAACATTTCAAATAAAATACCATTCCCGGATGATGGATCAAATTTAGAAGGATCGTATATTACTTTTCCATTCTTTTCATATATCCAAGGTATATTAGCACCGCTGTATATTCCACTACCTTGTTTGTTTTTTAATGAAATATAATAGGTTTTACCCCCATAGTTAATATCTAAATCAGAAATAGTTTTACCTATATCTTGAGGACCTTTTGGATCTAAATTTCGTTTAGTATCTCCTGTTCTAAAGGATTTAATATTATCGCTAGTTAATTCTGAATTATCAATATCTAAAGCTTTATAAAGTGTTTGAAGATTTTTAGGTAAAGCTTCATTGGGCTCACCTGCTAATTCTTTAGCTACATTATAAAATTCGGTTTCGTATTGTTCACCCGCATTCCCTCCTCCACTTAAAACAATACGAACAAGACCAAAATCATCAGTCTCAAATTCATACATATCGTATTTACCTGATGGATTAGGTCCTGAACGGGGCCCGTGGATTGTTATATCATCAGGTTTAAATAATTGATTGATTATTACTTTGAAATCATCTGATAATGTTTTATTGGGGTTACCTAAACGTTTAGGATCGGATTGAGTTTTAAAGCCATTGTTTGTGTTTTTAATAATATAATCTATAGCTTTTCTTGTATTTTTTGTAACTTGGGAATCGCTAACTTCATATATTAAACTATCAAATTTAAAATCAATACCTAATCCTTGTAATAAATTCTCCAACAATAAAATATCCTGCTCATTATTCATGTCAGGATATCCTTTTGGAAATTTATAAGCAAATTTCTTAAAAAATATATCGTATGCGTCCATTATATTTTTTTAGTAAAACGATTATCTATTGCAGTTTTAAGAGCAGAAGTATTTACTCCAGTAATTTTGGGATTAATAGTACTTAATATGTATTCTAAAAAAGATGTAACCTCAGTAGGCTGATCAACTTTTTGTAGAGCATTTATTAGAGAAGTATTACTTTTAACTATTTTAGTAAGATTAACTACATCAGAAGGTGTTTGTATTTCAGATAAAATAATTTCTCTAATGAGTTTGCGTAGTTGTTGTGTTTTCATGTTTTCTTTAATTCCAGTTATAGTTCTTTCATCATATTTTTTACTTAAATAATCTACCATCTTTTGATTCATATTAAAATCATCTTCTAATGGTTTATTATCTGGTTCGTTTTGTATAATATTAGCCATAGCTTGCATAAACCCATTTTCAACAGTATCGTCTACAATAGCAGACACTTCATCATCTATATCTAATTTATCAAGCCATGTATTTGTTTTTTTACTATCGGGTTTAGAAATAGCTGTTTGAATAAAACTATAAAGAGTTTTAGCATTAGACGCTCCCGGGATAAATCCTAATATTTGATCTAATGCAAATTCTTTTCCTTTAGAAATTATTTTTTGTCCTTTTTGTTTTAACTTAATATTATCTATAAGCTTTTTTAAGTCTCCATATGTTTCTAATGTAATCATACTTTATTAATTATTATGCTTCTGCAGGTACTTTTTCTTCAGCTGCTGGTTCTTCAGCGGGGGTTTCAATAGCAGGCATTTCAGTATCTGCTTCTTCTTTAGGTTCAACTTTAGCACCTATTCTTAATAAACGGGCAATAGCATTAGTTGCTGATTCTTCTTCGTTTAAATTAAGTAAATAATATTTTTTACCTTCAACTTGTGCTATCCAAGAACGTGGATGAAATATAAGATAAAAACTTGTTCCATTTTTTAAATTAATACGGAACGTAGTTGGTTTTGGGGCTACCCAATCAATAGATGCTAAGAAATAATCAAAATCCGAAGTAAGTAAATCTACTATTACTTTTTTTAGTTCTGGGAATTTAGTTAATTCATCGTATTCAACAGCAGCTATGTCAGCCTTTTGGCGATTAGCAAGGGATTGCTTTGCTATTGATTTGATTTTGATTATAAGTTCGTCGCGGTTCATTATTTTTTAGTTAACCTAGCTAATACTTTGGCTTTAATTTCATCAATTGCTCCTGTATTTTGGGCAACATCCACCATAGCATCAATAGTCGGTTCTTTTAATTCAAATTCAAGGTAATGTTTTGCGCTGCTGATCATAGAGGCAGCATTAGTAATTTTAGATTGCCACCAAGCCGGAAAATCAACTTCACCTTGTCCTTCAAATTGATCTACCATTTGATAAAGTTCCATAGCGTATTTTCCAATTTTGTATAAATCGGCTTTAACCATGTGGGGTTCGTTATCTTCGTGGCCTAAGTCTAGGTCTTCTTTTTGCATAGATTTTTCAATAGCCCTTCCTCTTTTTTCTTCATAAGATGAAAGTTTACCATCTTTATTTAGATCAGCTTTTTCGGGGTTCATTAAGGCAGCCTTAACTGCTTCTTTAAGTTTATCTGTTTCCATAGTATTTTCTGCTACTTTTTTAGCTATATTAGTTGCTCTACCATACATAACTTTTTCAGCGTCAGCCCCATATTTTTGGACTAATTTACGCTTGTTGCCTTTCATTGATTTAATGATATCTTCGCGTTTTGCGAGTTCGGCTTTAGTTAAACTAGCTTCGTTTACCATAATACAAAAATTATTTTATTATGCCTGCTATTACTTGTAAACGACGAAGTTCATAATTTTCCATTAATGATTCACTACCATCGTCTAAAGTTGTAATTTTATCTACAATAAAGTTATAAACATCATCTTCATCAAATCCTTCGTCTTTAAGTGTTTTAATAATATTTCGAGTAGATGAAATAAGAGTTTTAACATCGTTACGGTTAACTAAATTATCCATTTCTTCGGGGCCATAGGTGCTTATTTCTTTTTGAAGTCTCTTTCTATCATAATCTGTATCGCCTTCTTTAACAACGTGTTGACGAGTAAAATATGTAATTGTATTGTCGATTTGGTTTTCGAGTTTTTCGTCACCCATTTCTTTAGCTTTATTTTTTAAATCTTCAAGAGAATTTAAATATTCTTGATCTGAATCTGATAAATTGGAATCTTCTGAAGATGGAGTATCTGTTGTGGGTTCTTCAGTTGATGGTTCTTCAGTTGTATCAGTTTCATCAGCTGTGATTTCTACATCCTCTTCTTCATTTTTCTTTTTTTCATATAAAGGAGAATACATATTACCTAAAGCCGCGTCATCATCTTGATATTCTAGTTCTTTGATAATACTGTTACGGATTAGCTCTTTAAGATCGGATTTTTTCATTATTCTATTATTTAGTGTGTTTATAAATATGTAAAATTAAGACTTACGAAGTCTTTCCATAACTTTTTTTACTAAAGTTTCTTCTAAACCTTGTTCACGACGGAATTGGTTTTCATCTTTTTCTATTTCATCTCTAGTTACTTTGTCCATAAATGCTTTTTGGAACTGAGGGAAGCTATCTGCAGGTTCTCCATATAATTCAATGGTTCCATCTTCTATATTAATGTAGATATCAGCGGTTTGGTAACCCATGTCTAATATTAATGTATTATAATCTTTACCAATAGCAGTCCCACCAGTAATTCTAGCACCTACTTTTTCAGCCCAACCAGCTACTTTATTAACTAAAGAAGATATACCTTTTCTTTTAGCAAATTCTTTAATGTTTGAAGGAACATATGCTTCAGTTAATTCTGTTTCATCAATTTCTTCAGCAGCACCTACAATAGCGTCGTAATCGTCCATTGTTAATGTGCCTCTTTCTTTACCTAAAGTATTTGCTTTTTCGGTAACGTCATGTAAATCCATGTCTTGAGAGGCATCTTCTCTTGAATATTCTAACATACGAAGGAATAAAGGAATATCCATTGTAATGGCATCAACGGCATCTTCTGATTTAGCTTCATTCATATTATATCCTGGTTTAGAGGATAGTTTTAGGTTTTTCTTTGTCGCATATTTTTTGGCTTCTTCAGGGGAAGTAAACATCATGTCTATTTGTTTAGAACCATCTGTTTTTTCTAAAACATAATAAGGGTTTAATTTAGAACCACTTTTAGAAATCATATATAATTCTGATTTGGCTTCATGTATTCCTGTTTTTTTATAATTTTCGTAATTTCGTTTTAAATCTTCAAATGCTTCTTCTTCAGTTTTACCTGTTCCTTTTATTTGAATATTATCTTCAAATGTTGGATTTTTACTAGGTATTTCTATATTAGCATATACGTTAGCTCTAGTATGAAAAAAATCAACTTCATATTTATCTAACATTAAAGCTTCATTCATTGATGTTTTTACAACACCTTTTAAATTAAATAAATCAACAATATCTTCAAATTTATCATAAAATTCATCTGATTTGTTAACTGGTCTGTAAATTACTTTAAATGGTCTTACTTTATCAGTTTTTGACATTTCGTATTTAACACCTAAAGCATCTAATCGCTTTTTAACCATGTCAACACCTGTTTCTTTTTTACCTTCATAAGCAGTAGTAATAGCTTCAGCCATTTTAATTTCTCCACCTTTGTTAGAAATATTTGATGCCGTAGTTTTACCTTGGCCTTTATCATATGATACAGTATAAGTAATATCACCTGTCGGTTCTGTATTGACAGCTTTAATTACACCAGGATGTCCTAAATAAGTTATTTTATCACCTTTTTTAAAGGCAGTTTCTTTCAAGGGTTTAGAGAAAAATTCTTTAATTTTTTGTAGATCTTCCATTTTTATTTAGATTTATATTTATAAATATTATTCTTTTTTTAAACCATCAAGATATTTAAGACCCTCTTCTTTGGTTTCAAGTAATTTATTTTTAGATGAACCTGTCCATTTTTCTACATCTCCAGCTTCGGTTACATACGATTGATTTGATTCATTTTGTATTTGGTCATCAATCCATATTTGGAACTCTTGTTTTATGCCTTCAATATCTGAATTGAACATGGTTTTTTCATATTCATCCCATAGTCCTTTTCGGCGTATTTCGGCTTCAAATGTTACTTGACAATTAAAACAACGTTTAAATAAATAATACCATTTTTTATCTAAATGGGGTTTCATGGTTTTGTGGCAGGACGGGCAAAATAACGGAAATAAAACCGATTTTTTAGCATTATCTAGTTTGGTGATATTTTGTTTTATCCCATTTTTAATAGTCCATTGTCTGCCATCTTCTTCCCATATGTCTCCTTCGTTGTGGGTTTCTTGAATTTTAGTATAACCTACTCCAAGTGTGCTTTTACTTCCGTGTTGTTTAGTTATAACATTACGGAGACGTTGTACATCACGCTCTTTGAATTGTTTTTTTAAAACTGAATTTTTATCCATATTATATGTTAATTAGGTAATTTCCTTTTGGGGTTAATTGGGGGTATTGTTTTATTATTTTGTCTATTATAATTTTAACTAATCTATCTCGGGTAGTGGAAACAGGATTAAAATATAGTTTGTTGGGTTTAGTTAATAATAGAAATTGTGGTATTATTTCTTGGATTAAAATTTTATATATAGTTCCTATTTTTTTATCGTCAGGGCAGGGTTTAATTTTATCTATAAGTAAAGGAAATCTTTCGGGTTGAAATATGAGTGTATCTACTCCGTCTATTTTAAAGCCTGTTTTAAATTCATTTATATTAGGATTGTAAACAGCATATATTAAATTACCACATCTATCTTCAAATTCCCACGCTTTATTATTTCCTTTCCCTTGGAGAAAATTGGTTTCTTTATATTCATATGAGTTTAGAGGATCTATTTTTATTTCATTTATATCAAAGTATTCTTCTTCGAGTCTATGGGATTGATTTAATTCTTCTAATATCCATCCTTTTATTAATTTTTTTAATTTAGATTCGTTGAATTGCTTCTTTAACATAGCCTTTTATTATTTCTTTTAATTTGGCTTTTTTCATTTTACCTGGTTTTGGTTTGCCA